ATAGGACTAAAGAAAAACGGGTAGTTAATTGATATAGGTACAATTTTGTCGGTAAACATTTTTTTAGCATCAGCTCCTGTTTTAGATAGCACACCAAATCTTGCGTCTGTAGATATTGTAGCCTGATTAACTGTCTCTGCTGATGACATAAAAGAAAATCCAGATCTTCTGTTTTTAAGATAACACATACCGTAACACCTCTTATCCGCTTTGCAAGCCTCCCAAAATATATAAAACAACCTGTTAGCTTCTCTGAAGTCTGGTGCTCCTACATCTATTTTACTCCACTGAAGATACATGTAATGTGTACCTGTAATATAAGTATTCTTTCCATTGTTATTGAAAAAAAAACCGTCATCTCTTCGTTTAAACTCTTCATCAATGTAGTCGTGCCACTGTTCTTTGTTTTCTTCTGGATAAGCTTTCCAATCAAATATACTTTTAAGTCTTGATAATTCCTTAGGATATTGAAATTGTTTCCACTTTTTTTCTTTGTTGCTATACACACTATCTACTTTCGGTAGCGCTATTTGAAAATTTTGTATCTCGTATATTTCACCTATCTGACCAGTTTTACTTATAACAACAATATCATGCTCTTTGTTATATCCGTATTTCCACTTTTTACCTTTGTTAAGTCTACTTATAGTAGTTTTCTTAATAGGTTCAACAACCTTATATAAACTTTGCTCGTACATTATTTAGATCTTCCTTCTGCAAAACCTTTAAATGCTTGTTTTTCTACTTCCTTAGTTTTGTTGTTTAATAAATCTTCTTCTTCTTGTATTCTATTAAGTATTTCAAACGCATCAAATATAGCCAGTTTCTTTGTTGCTGCAGCATTTTTTAATTTGTCTGCGGTTAGATCATCGTCAGAATCAACTATAGCTTCTTTTGCAACTTTAATTAACTCTTCAACCGCCTTATGTCCAGCTTGGATTATATTCTTCTTCGTCTCCTTGATATTCATATTTGATTGTAATAAAATTTGATAATAGTCTATATAGTTTTTGACCATCTATAATAAACTCATATTCTGAGCTTGGCCTAAAACCTATTAAATCACCTTTTTTTACAGTACCATCGCTATACTTAACAATACCCATCAAAGGTTTTTCTTTATCTACACTGTACTTATCTGTAGATACAACTGGCTTAACAAAGCAATACCCTTTTTGAGGCTTCCAATCAGAGTAGCTGTCAACAAGTGTTAGCGTTAAAAGATAATCAAAAACAGTTTTAGTTTTGTATAAAAATATCTGATCGCTTGCAACTAAATAAGTATCTTCGTCAAAGTAGCTTCTACTATTTTTTTCAATACCGTATTGATTGTGCCACCTTCTAAATACATTGTGATGAACTATAACTATATCACCAATCTTTATATCAGTATCACCAACAGTAGGTATTTCTTTAACTACAGCTTCTCTACTTACGTGTTGGTGGCTAAATATCTCAGTATTAACTATTAGTTCTTTATCACCTACTTTTTTTATATTGTTGTATCTAGAATTTAAAGGTGCTACAACAAAGTTGTAAACACTTTTCATTAGTATTGTAAATTATACTCTACAGAAACAGCCATGTTTTTATTAAAGTCTTTCCAAGGCAGTACATCTTTACCTTTCTTAATATAAACACTGAACTTATTTTCTTCTTCTATAATATCGCATATAGTATGACCACCATACACTTCTTGCCCTACGGCATAGTGCATGGCGTCATTCTTATAATCTTTACCGATACTAATCTTGCGTATTAGTTTCGACATCTTCTATTGGTGTTATAGTACCATCAGTAATATTAACGTTTACTTTACCATGCTCTTCTTCAAGCTCTGCTTGTATTTTTTGTAGATCAGTACGCATAAGCATAATGTCATGATTGATCATATGTTTTTGATTGTCTAACTGACCAAGTCTAGTAGTTGCGCCGTTTATTGAATTAACAATTTCTTGTAATACTTTTAACTGCTCATCTGTTATTTTATCTAGTTCTGGTTTTAAGTCTACTACTTTTTCTGTTTTTGCCATTTTATTTAATTTAAGTTAATTTAATTTATAGAGATAACGCCTCTATTTGCGTTTTTTGTTCAGATGATAATTCAGTTACAAAAGCTGGAATAGCCATTTTAATTCTTAAATGACCTTCGTTCCTTGCTAATGAATCAGCATTGTAGTTTACAGCTACACGATTTCCATCGGTGTCAACTGTTTCAACTAAAACTCTATCTGCTTCTGCAACAGCTCTCATAGCTACTACAATATCGTAAGAGTTAAAAGCTGGAGCTACATCTGCTGCGTAGTCACGATTATCTATTATTTCTTCAGGCATAATTGTTTATTTATTGTTTATTTATTGTTTATTTTGTTATTATATAATTACTTGTTTTCTAATGCTTTTACTTCTTATAAGCCATCGTCTGTAGCGCCAAAAAATCTAATGATAAATTTACCAGCAGTATAATCACCACCAGTGTCTCCATCTCCTTTAGTTAAGTACACAAAGTCGTCACAAACACCAACATTAGTTAATGAAGCTTGAATTGCAGCAGCATTACCGGCCACGTGTCTACCGGCTGCATGATCACCGCCACTATCTATAACTACATGCCCTCCAGATTCAGCAGCAACATCTTCTGCAAGCGTTCCAGTAGCATGTAGCGTAACATTTATATCTGTACTACCACCAGCAGGAGTTTCTAAGCAAATCATTTCACATCTGTATATAACACCGTTTTTAGCTTTTGTTATTTGAGTTAAAAAAGCACTTCCAGCTC